TTCAATATAATGGAGAATTAGACGTATTAAAGGTAGAAAATATTCAAAAAACGGCAATAGTAGATGGCATAAGCCAAACTAAAACCGTTAAAATCTATACTCTAAATAAATTAACATACTCTGATTCTAATAAAGAAATGAAAGATACTGAATCTCTTAAAATTGGAGATTCTCTAGTTGTTAATACTAAAGAGTATAACACTAGATACAGAGTTACTTCGATAGATTCTTCTACTTCACAGGTTGAATTGTCATTAATGGAAGGATATTCTCCTATTAAAATAGGTAAAGGTGCGCTTAGAATTTACAAAGACGTTGATGCGTCTGTTATGATAGATATTAAAGTTGGTTTTGATGAAAGACAAGTTGTTTTTGTAAAGCCTATCGATCCTATTTCTAAAATACCTGCAACTGATTTTTCACCAGGTGTTGCCTTTTATTCAAATGAATTAACTATTCAAAATGAAGATGGAATAGTTACTACTCTTGCTAAATATTATAAGGAAGAAGTGGCTGATTTCGGCCAATTTATTAAAGCACTTAAAGTAGATTACATTCCACCTGCATCTGAAGGTTTAACACCCGATTCCCCAATAGTTGAAGTAGATAATTTTAAAGTTACTCAAATCAACAAACATTTAACTGATAACGCTAGTGTTGAGAAGGTTAAAAAGATTAAGGCTGATAAAGTAAAGGCAAAAGAAGTAATAAAAAAGCTCGACACTACTATTAAGAAAAAGAGAAAGTTAATTGCTACTAAAAAGTTCTCTTCTAGAATAGAAAGAAATAGAGAGAAAAATGAATTAGTTTCTTTAATCAGAGAAAAAGAAGCAGAAACAAAGGTATTTTCTTCAAGTGTTAGCGAAATAAAATCAATCGCAGAATCTAATGAATTACCGAAAGTTACTCCTAAATATAGGGTTAGAGGTTTCTGGTCTATTCCTGATGCAAAGAAAGTAGGAGATGAAATTTCACAAGAAGTAGTGCAGTTTGTGGCAAGATATAGATATGTTTCATCTACCGGAAAAACTTCTGTAATAGAACAAATTAAATTTAATGAAAAGACTGCTGCTTTTTCAAATTGGGTGGAAGTTAAAGGTCCTATCAGAAAAAGAGAAAAACAAGCCGATGGAGGTTATAGATGGATTGTAGAATCAGAAGAAGATGCACAGGCAATTAACTTTAATTCTATAGATCTTGCTATTCAACCGGGTGAAAAAATAGAATTAATGGTAAAATCCATTTCTGAAGCTGGATTTCCACAAACTCCAGTTGAATCAGAATGGTCTGAAATTATTACAATACCTTTCCCTGAGGGTGAAATTTCTTCAGATGGAGCTAACTCACTGGTTAACCAAAATGATTTGGATAACGTTAAAGTAGAAATCAACGATGATTTAGAAGCACAGGGTTTATTTTCGCACTTAGATGATGGCTTCACGGCTGGAGATACCTACTATGCACACGCTGCAGATTCATTAGCTTCTGGGTTTTTAACAAATGAGCAAAATCCTATTAGCGTATATGATAAATTATTAGAGCTTCAAAATCAATTAGAAAGATTACATGCTAAAGTAGATGGAGCTGTTGGAGAATTACAAATTAAAATTGTTGACGAAGACGGTGAAGTTACATTAGTTAAAAACAATTCTACTGCTAAAATATTTGCAGGATATTATGTAGATGAAGCACCTACCGGAGAAACTAAAGGATATATTGTTACTAAAAACTTCAGGGTAGAAATTCACAACACTAAGGCTTCTGACTTAGAATTATGTGCTAGAATAGTAGGAGATTTAAAACAACCAGTATACGTTTCATCAGATATACAAGATTATGGACTAGGTATAATAGACCTAAAGACAGGTAATAGAAAAGCTGCCGCTAATGCTGCTCCGGACAATGCAATATCTAACGATTCTTATTATACATTAGAAGGAAGGTATGATCAAGTTCCTTTAGTTTATCAAAACTTAACAGGAGACGCAAATTCTTATAATCATTTCTCTGATTCTCCAGAACAATCTACACAATTAAATGGACAATTCATTTATTCTAGATTTAAAAATTTAGCAAATAATGATGAATTATATTCTACTGAAGATCCAGATACGGGAGATTACAACGCGGTCAATAACGCCGTTACTGAAGCTGAATACGGTTTATCATATAACATTGATGCATCTACACCAGCATCTTCTATACAATATAGAACTCATTTGAGAGACTTTACTAATGTTAACTTTACGGGATTAGCAACTACTAACGCCCAATTAGGAGGTTCTGAAGATTTTATTTGGAATGGAACTTTTGATGGAGGAAGCGCTTTACCCAATGGAAACGGAGAGCCAGATACTATTAGTATTTCAACTGTAACTTCATCTGAATACGACAAAGGTTTATTTTTATCCAAATTCCATCCACTTATTGCTGATCCAGAAACAGGAGATCCTATTGCTAATGGATTAAATTTAGATGAGATAATTTCAACAGGGATAGTATCTATGCCTAAATATGCTATTAAAAGATCTAATGATATAAATGGTAAAAAACAAACACCGTATCAACCTCTATCTATTACGTTCAGAGATGGAACTGAATCAGGACCTAAAGATAATACAGGGACGGTTATTTCTAGAAAATCTCTTAAAAATTCATTTTCAGAAGACGATAAGTATTTATTAGGAGGACTTTCATGTGGATCTTTCCTATATCTTTCACCTATAAATCAAGAAAGTCTTTCTGTTGATGGACCTACTAAATATGGTAAAGTGATAGTTGAAGGCGGAAGTCAAAACGCCGTTTCAATAGACATGGTTTTCCAATATAGAATGACAGATTACTTTGGAAAAGACGCGTCCGGTAAAGGTAGAGTAGGAGGAATATACGGTAATACCTTTACAAACTTAACATATTCTAAAAAAATAGGTTTAGACATTATAGATTCATATAAGAATGAATTTAAATTTGATGTTGAAGTTTACTCAAAATACAGAGCGGTTGGAACCAACAAGAACAGTATTAATAAAGTAATGTTAACTAACTATCGTAACTCCACTTCCGGAAGTGGATATGGTGGATGGTGGTTTAATAGAAGAAGATTCTTTGAAACCTACAACGATTTCTATTCTTCTAGGCTCTACGACTTTGACGCTCGTCCATATAGGTAATATATCGCTTTAGCGAAGCAAGATATATACTCTAACAAAAATAGAGTCTATTCATAAATGGCGAAAATTATTAACACAGCGGTAAAGAATAGTTTACACAAAAACAAATCATTTGCCTTATTAAGAACTAATCCTAAGTTAACTTCTAATGTCAAATTAGTAACGGATTCTTCGGGCGATATTTATTTAAGTTCAATAAAAGCCAGTAGAACTTTATCTCAATCTGAATTTCAAAAATATCCGGTTTCAGACTCAAGCCAGTATTGTCGAGATGTTTCTCAGTTTTATGGGAGATTAAGTAAAGATGAAAGATATAAGGTAGGCAGAGAATTTACAGATTTAGGCGTATCTTCTGATTATTCTACTCAATACGAGAATTTATATAATTACGGAGCGTCTTTTAATTTTACAAAAGTATATGACGAGCAATATAGGATATTCGCCCCGGTTTGGTTGGAAGATAGTGTTCCTGAAAAATTCGTCATCTATAGAATTAAAGATGTAGATTTTAAAGAAAATATCGTAGAGGGTGCCAAGGGACAGAACTCTAGAATAAAGGAAATGTTATCTAATGCTACTTTAATTAAGAGCTTTGATTTAACTAATAACTCTAAACTAGGAAGATATTTAAGTAGCCACATTAATGACCCTTTATTTCCAAGCGCACATATAGATTTTAATTTTGAATTAGACGATCCTACTTCATTTAATGGAATTGATGTAATGTTAGGAGGATTTGTAGAAAAATCAGACTATATCGACGATGATTATATTAAAGAAGACCTTCCTGAAATATTAGCAAATAATACATTAACTACAAGCTTTGAAAGAAACGGAATAATTTCTCATAAAGTAATTAATTTAGAGTTTTTATTCGATGATAATGGTGCTAGAGATTATGATATTTATAGATACTTTGGAATATTCGTAGACGAACACCAAGAAGGAAAAGTTTTAGTAAATTCTATTAATTCTAATGGATATTTTAATATAGATGATTCAAAATATGGAGAAAATGACTATGATGCATTACCTTCTATGAAAGATATCATGCAACCTATGTTAGGTTGGGTTAAAGATATTAATGGAGAATATCATAATATTTTAAATAGGTTTAGAGAGACCAGATTAAATAGGAATCAAATTATTACATCATATTCAGGAGATTCTTCTATTTTTATAAATAAGGCTAAGAATTCATTTAATGCACCCGTAATGGGAAAAGATTCCTTTAATGGCTTTATAGAGCTAGATATTATCCAGGCTCCTTCTCATAATGATAAGGTATTTTTAGGAGACCTTTTAGAAATTAGTATAGAAAATTTTAATTTAGGAGATTTCATATTAATCGCAGATGAAAATTTACCAATAGGAACATTTGAAGAAAATAAATATTCTTTACAAGGAAATACCTCTCAGATAGCGGCTGCAATGGCCGCTGCAATTAGGAATGCAGAAATAATACCCTATAAAGCTACTTCTATAAAAAACAGGGTGATTATAGACGATTATTCACAAGGTAGAAACAAATACTCTACTGTTTTCGGAATACATGCGTCTAATCCCTACACTTTTATAAATATGGAAAGCGCAACAGATGCAAACGAAATATTTACTAAAAAGTATGACGAATTTATTGACGAAGGAGGAGTAGTTAGTGGAGGTCTTTCCATAGGTGATTATGAAATTTATACAATGATAGGAGGGTGTGCAATAGGACAAGGAGCGATGATCTCTTCTTCAGAGATTGGTAATATTGTGGTCGGAGATTATGTGAAAGAAGTAAATAAAGACGTTTATGTTAAAATTATAGAGATTATTAAAGACCCATATAGCGAAAACTTTAGAGTTATTTTTGAAAAGCCAGTTAATTTTTCTAGAGATAGTGTTATGACAAGTTATTCAATATATGAAACTCCGTTTGGAAAGTTTTCTGCATATGATTTTAAGGATTTTAATTTTGATTTTTACGACACTTCAAATTCTGACACGTCTGCATTAGATTTAGAAAGTTTACAATACAAGAATGATGAAGCAAGTTTTTCAGTTTCTAGCGCAGTTGCAGTATCTAGATTAGAACCTAATCAAGGTAGCAATACCTTTTCAGGTCCTGATTGGGCATTACTTATTTCGGGTGGAGATTTTCGTGATTTTATCAAAAAAGGAGACTTTTTATTATCGGCAGTTGACGGAGAATATGTAAAGGTTAAAGAAGTATTATGGACAGGAGACGCATATAATGTTACTAGAATATCCTTAGAAGGTGCACCTCTATTGAGCTATGAGATACCAAGTGGCCAAATAGATGAAGATTCTAAAATAATTTATAAACCGGGAGATGACAGCTCATCCTTACTTAGATTTAAATCATTAACGGGCATTGTTTCTGATGATTCATCTGAATCTGATTCTAGCACTCCTGATATTTTTAGCGAATACGATAGATTGAATGAAAACTTTTTAAAAGAAACTAGTCTTAATTCAAGAATCATTCCTACAATATGTAAATTTTCTTTAAAAGATTCTACTAACTCTAGAAATTTACCATATATTTTAAACGTGAATGAAGCCTTTGGAGTTAATAATTTATCTTCAGACGTTTCTACTTTTTCAGAAAGAGATCCTGAAAAATTAAATATGGAACACTTTTATATTTTAAATATTCCTAATTATCTAAACGTAAATGAAAGCATACCTATCCTTAAAGATTATGTAACTACAGGGATTGAAGAAAGTTATATGTCATATGAGTATCTTTCAAATGCTTTAAAGGACGTTTCATTTGACTATTTTTCAACTTTGTTAAATTATAGTGGTGCTATAAACAATGACGGAAATTGGGTATATTCTATTCCTCATAAAATGTATACTACATTTAAGGGTGGAGATTCTGTTAATTTCTCTTCTTCAGTATTTAAAGGTCTTAGATATGTATATAAAAATAGAAAAGAATTTGAATTATCTGAACCTATTTCTTTTATTCCTTCTTCTGAAGTAAATGATTATAAAATGTCAACCATATTATGTTACACCACTTCACAGGATGTAAACAGTGACATTAGTGATGAGGCTAGAGTAGAAATAATTAAAAATGATAAATTCAAAACCATTACAATTCTTTTAGAACTTAGAGTTAGTTTTAATGACGTTTCACAATTAGATCGATACCTTTTATATACATTAGAAGATTTGAAAAATAATAATGAAATAAAGGACACTAACATTAGAGGGTTTTTAGAATTTGGAGGTAACACTGCATGGGAAGGAGAGTTCGTTATGGAAGCTTCTATACAATCGGTCGGTGAAGATTCTCCTAAATTTACACAGGACATATTTAAAATAGATGAACAATTTTCATACATTATATTTGAATATCCTGGATATGGCAATTATGCGCTTGAAGTTGTTTCTGTAGTAGATGATTCATCAATTGTTGTAAAGGGTCTTCCTGCGAAATGGGTAGATGCTGGTGGCGGGGTATTTTATGCCGATAAAGATGATACTCTAGAAGATTTTGAAGCTGCTATTACTCCAAATAACACTCCTATGACATACTATCGCGGAGGTAAAAAGGGATGGAATAATCTTCTTCAAGATATTTCTTCATTTGGTTTTGTTGATAGAATTAACGCAAATAGAGATATTAATTATCTTACAATATCTGAAGATGGAACAGAAAGTATTAACACGTATTGCCTAGAGGTACAAGACGGTGTAGAATTCGTTAAAACATCTATATTAGATGTAGAAACAGACGACGACAAACCTAAAGCATTTAAATTAAGCTCAGGGGAAATAGGATACGATTTAGTTTCTAGAGAAGATGGTGGATATTATACAACTTTAAAAAGAATGAATGGAGAATATGACCCTTTATTTAGAGATGTTATTACCTTTACTTCCCCCTATGAAGAATATAAATTTATAGACACGGATTTAGTAGCTACATGGGAAAATATTGAAAGAGATCAGTGGCTTCGAAGCGAAGAAGAAGCATACCATGATTATATCAGATATAATAGGCTTTCTGGAATAAACTGTATGTTCTCTTCTAATTTAGAGTTGAATGATGACTATGGTTTTATTAAAAATTTCTTTTTTCACAAAGTAAATGAAGAAGGAGGAACGGTTATTAAATTAGGACAAGAAACAGATAAATTGCCATTATATCCTCTCATTGGTGAAATAGCAATAGATAAAAAGGATTTAAACCTTTTCAAAAGTAAATATTCTAAAGATTATTATACTAGATCGTATGGTGGTTCAAGATCTCTGCCTGTTCATGGAACTTTAAGTCCTATTGAGGAAAGATCCTTTTTAGCATCTACGGTCATGAAAGTTAAAAATGAATATGATATATCTTCATATGACACAGTATATGTTTCATCTCTTTCTGAACTTGATAATATTAGATATGATGAAAAAGAAAATGAAGGAGCCTATTTATTTGAAGACTCTCAAAAAATATACATCGACTTTTACGTAGCCGATTCTATTATAGAAACTTTAAAGAAAGAAAAAATAACTTCTCATTATGCTAAATATGCTCTACCTGAATTTTCATTTGGAGATAAAACAACTTTAGAAGACGACACTAGCATTTATATTAAAGAAAATATTATTCCTAGATTTTTAATAGATTCTATAGACGTATATGGTAAACAAATAGCAGGATCTTCTTCAGAATTGAATAGTATTTCAAATGTAGAAGATATCATGGAAGGTGGATATGTTTCACTAACTAATTTCGAAATAAGAAGCTTTGCAGAAAAGCCTTTAGATTTCAGGTTAATATATAACAAAAAACCAGGATATTCATATAAATTAAGAGTCCACTCTAAAATAATTGCATAACACATGAACATAAGAATCAAAGAACTTTTTAAGAGTGATCTAGATCCTAACAGCAATGAATGGTGGTCAAAGGATAAAATTGATAAAATAAATTTTAATTTTAATCTTCTTAGAAATGGAGGTCCACAAGGCCCTATGGGAACAGAAGGCCCCAACGGTATTGAAGGTGATAAAGGAGAAGACGGTGTAGAAGGAAATCAAGGTCCTTATGGAGCACAGGGTTTAATTGGTCCAGAATCGGAAGGAACTTGGAAAAGTTATGATATTGGAGATAGAATTGTAATTTATCCATCTATTGCTTCTAATATTAATGGTATAACTATCCCTATTATTGGAGCATCCAGTCATCAAGATGGATCTGGTAATTTAATAAGTCCCTATTATGGCACTGCTGCAACAATTCCAATTAATTTAGCTGGAAGCGGTGCGATAAACATTTTAAATGAGGGACCGATGTCTATTCCCGGGTTTGCAAATTATTCAAATTTAAGTTCTATTCAGGTTATAGAAAACTTAGATTATAGTAATTCTTTTAATTTCGGTTTAACATCCTTTGATAATGGTGCAGGTAATACTGCTGTTTTTGAAATTAAACCGTCTTACAATAATACTTCTCCTAATCTACAAGAAATAAAATTTAAAGGAGATATTAGGTTTAATTTTATCTCTAATGGAAATATTAATACTCTAGGTTCAAATTCAACTATTAATTACCCTTTACAAGTAAATGCAACTGATCTCGGTCAAACTATAGAATTTACTGTAGGTCAATTAAAATTTAATCAAAGTGCATCTTTAAATAATATTTTAAAATCTAATGATACGTTAGGAACAGTTACATGGGAAAACGTATCTTCTTTATTTTCTGTTTTACCTATAGGTTCAATTGTTAGAATACCTTCTACGGACTTTAATTCTTCTAACTTTTATACAGATGACGCAAACACGATTAACAATGGACCTATCGTCGGAGGTAATGGTGTTTATGATATTAGAACTAATTTCGGAGCGGGTAAAATTGATGGGATGTTCGCAGGATGGTATTTATGTATAGGTGAAAAATGGGGAGATGGTGGAATTATAACATATGATACCCCTAACTTAAACGGTTTTTCATATCAATTTTCTAATATTCAATCTGAAAATTATGGTAATTCTGCACCTGCTAGTGGAGGAAATTCACACTCTGGAAACATTCTTTATTCCGGAAGCGAATCAAATATTAATATGAACGGTGCTACAATAGAACAAACCAATTCTTCTTCAGATTCTAACGCATATTTGCATAACGCGAATTATGCATATAACGATACTGAAAATCATGTCATATTTGGAGAACAGGTTAGTATTATATTTTTAGGAGAGTATAATTATGTTTGGAGTAATTACGATCCTAATTTAACAACTTCCGATATTTCTTTAAGTTATCATCAATTAACTAATTCCATGGATCAGGATGGAGTTGATATTTCTATGAGATATGCCGCAAGTTTACAACCGGAAGTAATGCAATGGACTGCGGATATTTCACCAGGAAGTTTGCCTTCAGCTATAGATGCTTATTGGATTAATAACGCTAATTTTAATAATCAAGGAGTTAGTACTGGTATTAGAGTTTATGATAATGGAGTTGAGGTTAATTCAGGTTGGTTTTTTAGAGCGGGCAGTGCAAGATATTACCAAGCAGGCGTAGGGTTTACAGGAGATGCAACTCTAGTCGTTAATCACGAGTGTTGGATGCTATATGGGGAAGCTGTTAATGATGTAGACGGAAATACTACCGCGCTTTTCCCTAATACTGCCCCACTTTCTCTAATTTCAGAATCGGATATTTCAAACAATAATACATTAGATTTACAAGAAATGTATGTTTCTAGTAATTTTGAAAATTCTCCTCTAGTTTCAGGAAGCCCCCAAGATTTAACTGAGTATGAACAAAATACACACATCTGGACAGTAAACTCGTCTAATAATATAGTTGTTCCGACGACAGGATGGTATAGAAGTATACCATATTCAGATTCTTATGATATTACATATAATTTCTTAGGTAATACATCTACAATAACGATACAAGCTGGACATATTTTAGGATATAGAAAATATTGGAATCAAAACGATAATGAATTTAAAGGAGATACTATTAAAGACGGATACGTTCCATGGTCTTTAGGAGGTTTTAGATTAGCTTCAGGATCAGGTGCTAATAGCATAGCATGTACAAGTGGAACTGGTCATGATATATTCTTTTCCATTGATTCGATAGAAAGTGGAATAGCTGGAAATACAAGTGCGTATGAGGTTCAGAATTTTACTTCTACTACAACCGGAGGAGGAGCTAATTGGACATTCAATAAATTATATGTCAGAGCAGATTCAAATCCACAAACAAGCGGCGGATCTTCCGCTAACAAGGGTAAATATCCATTAAGAGAAGTAAAATCAGACACCTATATACCAGGTACTAGTACTAATCTCGTTATTGCAAAGCCACTTTCTGCGGAATATAAAGAAATAAATACTTCTTCTATGGCACCTGGAAGCATATTATCATGTCCAATTCCTTTAACTTCTTCCGGTGTTTATTTTAGTATTAGTGCAAATAATTTCGTATCCACTACTATTAATGATTTATTTAATTTAGGAGCAGAATTTATTCCAAGAGGATCTGCAAATAGTTGGCAAGGTAACGGTGGTCAGGTCAAATCCGTAAACTATTACGTAACAGGTAATAACCCTTCAACATCTATAGACGTAGATGTGTATACTGTAGAAATAAATTCAACCCAAACGTCTTGGATAGATCAGAATACTAATCCTAATCCTAGTGGAATAGATTGGATGTGGGCAGATTCATTCGCATCTGGTTCGGGAGGACAGGGAATGGAACAAGTTGCAGCAATTACATGGACAGATTCAAACGGACCAGGAATCTATACAATACCATCTGGAAATGTTATGTATAAATCTACACAAACGCCAACATACCAAGTGGGCTCAGACAGCTATGATATTTACTTTGAGTTTAACGAATCTCCACAATGGGAATGGCCAACGGGTATTTACAATGGAACTTGGCCGCACGAATGTGTAAAAGTACATTTTGTTCCTACAATAACATTATAATGATAAAGATATATAAATAAATAAAAACGATAAGTAATGCCAATACCTATTAATTTAAAGCAAATTTTACAGTCCGATACTCAGCAGGAAAGACTAGATAAAATTAATTACAACTTCGATCAATTAGTTGCTAATGGCGGAGGTCCTATTGGATTAACTGGTTCAATTGGAGAAACGGGTGCACAGGGTGTTACTGGAGATCAAGGCCCTCAGGGTATTCAAGGTCCCCAGGGTCCTCAGGGTCCTGCTGACGAGTCTAATGAAGCAAAATGGAAAGATACTGGAACTTGGCAAAATGGAAACCTTAATATAAAGACAATTGTTCCTATACATGATACGTTAACAGTTAATAATTATAATCCTGCTACAGCCGTCATGATAGGTTTTGCTAGCAATGACCCGGAATACGATGATCCAACTAATTTAGCAATAAATAGTAGTCTTCTCATTAATAAAAATTCTAACTATTCTCATTCTAACATTAGATTAATAACAGAAAAAAATATTGATCAGTTTTTTGATATAAATCTAACAACTGATAACATAACATCATATAGCACTATTGAATTTAAGTTTAATAGCACAGGAGGTGGAGGAGAATTTCATTATTTAGCTGATAAATTTACAATAGAAGATTTAACAGGCAACGAAATGATGTCTATGGATTACTCTAACGGAGTAATATTTACAGGATCTTTCCTTTCCAGCGGTTCTGCAGAATTTGTGGGTAGTATATTTAGAATTAATAATGGTAGTGGATCTTCTACTGATCCAGCTGATGGAAAAATCGCGGTTTCATTAGATTCACAAGGTACGATCGGATTTAAAACTCCAGGTGAAATTGGAGCAGGAATTCCTATAGGAACTATTGTTTCCTTCTTAGAAGATATCTATAATGACTCTAGTAATTTTGAAATTACTCAAAATTTACCTTCCTTATCAATAGACCCTGAACAAATAGATATTACAATAGGTAGAGGAGTTGCAGGTACCGATTATGAGGGATGGTATTTATGTAATGGTCAAACGTGGACAAATGGAACTATTTCATATACTGTTCCTAACTTAAACTCATTTCAATTTGATCTTACCACAGGTACGGGATCTTTAACATCTTTACCAAGTGACGGAACACCTAATATTATAGGAGGAGGTGAAATTTCTTTAGATCAAAACGGTTCAAATATTAATACGACTATTGATACTGAAACAACAAATGTTTGGCTAGAAACAACAAGCGACGAAAATCATGATTTATATAGAATAATAAAAAGTCCTCAATTGATTTATCTAGGAGCAGCTGACTTATATTATAATGTAACACCTCCACCACCTTTATCGTTTAATTTAAAATATGAAGCATTATTACCTCCCCAAACTCCTTACAATGGGATAACCATGCCACAAACATCCGGAGGTTTAAACCCAGACAGGTGGTCATACATAAATGCAGCAGGTTTTTTAAGGCCTCTTTCAGGAAAGAAAGTTAAAGGAACAAATGGTACTTTTAATAATAACAGCTCTGTGGAAATTAACATAGGTCAAAATAATGTCTATACTTTAAAATTAATAGCTAGAGGAAAGGACACTACACCTGCACAGATATACAATCCATTAAGTGTACCTGAAAGAAACTCATATGCCTGGTTTACAGATTGGTCTGAAAGATTCGATGGCGCTGCGAGTTCATTAACAGGATCAACTCAAACATGGAATGACAGAGGAGAATACAGCTCAAATACAACATATAGCACTGGTGATGTTTTTCATTATAATGGAGTATGGTATACATTGGCAATTGGAATTACAACAGTAAACACTGCTAATGCAGGCTATGACGGTGCTGGTTTTGCAGATAATAGTGTAATATCTAACCCTAGTTTATATATGGTTCAAACCGGAAGTTCATGGGAAACTGGAGGAAATGTTAACCAAGGTTACGCGGGGTATTTTTATTCTCTTCCACAAGTTGGTGCAGGTCAAGAAACCTCTTATTATTGGTCACAAAACATGACTCAGGTGCCATGGGCACCACCTAATAATAATAGAGAAAGCTTGACGCCGGGGTATGGCCAAGGTGTATCTAATGCATGGTCTACTACCAATCTATTAGATGAATCGAATAATCCGGTATACCCTCCTCTTTTTGAACAATCCGATAATAGTAAACCACTATATGACAGAGAAGGCCGATGGACATGGCCAGCTGAGTGCTTTTTAGATATTGATGATTCCTATGGAAATACTTTAGATATGATTCAATTGCCCGTAGTTTCTAGATATAACTATAATGCAATGAACAATAATTTAAATACTTCATTTACATCAGCAGATTGGCCACAATATTCCAATAATTATACATATACTGAAGGTAATGATTGGTGGGGCACTGATAAAGGCCCTACAAACTTAACATCAGGACAATATGGAACAATAAGTATGGCGTATAACGGTGGATGGGATCATACCTTATCGGACAATGTGATAGACCAATGGGACTATTGGTATCTTGGTCAACATGATACGGAATTTAGAAGATATAAGGAGGTTGAATTTAAAGTTTTATTAGATGCAGCCACAAGTAATCAGGTTCATGGTTATTTAACTTCAAACCCGGGCTCTACTATTAAAATTAGAGCAGCGTGGTTTAATGATAAAATTGAACTAAACAATCTAGAAGATAATGTTAATATTAATGACCCTGAAAGCGACAATAATGCAGCTGTTAACTTTTTGGCTACTGCTTGGAATAAACAACCAATTGGAAATGCATATGATGCAAGCGTAAGCGGAGGAACTAATAATCTTAATCCACCTTCGAATTCTCTTAACGGTACGGGTAGTTTTAGTATTAATGATTATAGTGCTGGAGAAGGTAACGGCAATGATACTGTATCTTATACTATTAGCCCTACCTCTAGCACACCCATATTAGTGTCCAGTCCGAGTTGGGCAAATGTTACTATAAATGCTTCAAATTCAAATGGACTAGGTTCAATCAATATAACTAGTAATATGTCCTGTTCTAATAATCCAACCGGATATATGGGCGATATTGTTATTAGACATCCTAATGATTCATCAATAACTCACACATACAATGGCAACGGCCAGCAGGCAACATGTTCTCCGCCGTCACAGATGTTAGAATCTACATATGAAAGAAATAACATGAGTATGGGAGCTAGTGTGGTATACTATGCATCTTTTGATGATTATGAAACTGGCACGACAACCACGGATAACATAACTACTAATACCTTAACGATATGTCACTATGGACCTGTTGTTACAGAGAACAATGTAACTCTTCTTAGTGGTCCTAATATGAGTATAAATTGTTAATTAAAAGATGAAAAATATATTAAATACATATAAATTATATAAAAACACTATTCTTTTTGGAGGAATCGCTATTTTAATATTTTGCCTTTTACAGCAATGTAATTCTAATCAAAATTTAAAAAGAGAAATTCAACAAGTTGAAAAGGTTTCAGATAGAAATCTAAACAATTATAAAGCGCTGCAAGATACTATTGTTGTTGAAAAAAATAGAAATAAGGATTTAGTTTCTAGTATTAGATCGTTTGAATATGATGTTAATACCTTAACAGAAAAAAATAAAAATCTTATAAAAAAATATAATAAACAGTTAAATATTAACACAGAGTTAGAGAATGTTAATAGCCTATTATCTACTACAATTAATGTAAAAGATTCAATTATAAATGCAACAGGAATAGTTACTGTGGTCGAAGATACTATTAAAGTAAATGTAGCTGACGAAAATAATTTTGATAAATATAATTGGAGAAGATTTGATGGACAAATATCTTTATTAAGAGACAGTAATTCTTATAGCCTATTCTCTTCTAGATTTAATATTGAACAAGGAATAGGATTAAGTGCTGCGATTATAAACGATAACGGATATAATAGGCTTAAAATAAGCACTCCTTATGAGGGTATAACATTCACTAATATTGAGAACATTAATTTAGTAAATGATAGATTAAATAAAAAATATGAAAAAAGTTTTAGTTACAGGTGGAGCAGGTTACATAGGATGTGTAATGGTTCGACAACTACTGGATAAAGGATATAGCGTGAGGGTTATAGATTCCTTAAAATGCGGAGGAGAGTCTCTATTTGATCTAATTACGAACAATAACTTCGAATTACAAAAGGGAGATATAAGAAACATTGAAGATGTTAGGAAAGCATTGATTGATATTAATTCTGTTATACATTTAGCCGCTATTGTTGGCGATCCTGCTTGTAGTAAGTTTTCAGATGAAGCTAAAGAAACAAATTGGGATGGATCAGTCAATCTTTTTGAAGAATGTGAAAAATCTGGTATAGAAAGATTTGTTTTTGCATCAACTTGCAGTAATTACGGAAAGATGAAAGATTCTCATAGTTATGTTAAAGAAGATTCTGAACTAAATCCAGTTTCTCTATATGCTGAATTAAAAGTTAAGTTTGAAAATTATTTATTGAACACCAAAAACAGTTCTAATATTTGTTCAACTGCACTCAGATTTTCAACTGTTTATGGTTTTTCACCAAGGATACGTTTTGATTTAACCGTTAATGAATTTACAAGAAACATGGTTCTTGAAAATTTTCAAGAAATTTGGGGAGAACAATTTTGGAGACCATATGCACATGTCGATGATTTATGTCGAGCTTCAATTCTAGTTTTAGAATCTGAAAAAAGTAAAGTAAAATCTGAAGTTTTTGGAGTGGGAGATACAAATGAAAATTACCAAAAAGGTATGATCATAAGAGAAATAAATAAGTTAGTTGATGGGGATATTAAATATGTTGCAAAAGATGAAGATCCTAGAGATTATAGAGTTGATTTTTCTAAAATTAAATCTGAACTCGGT